GCAAGCGCAAGTCGGCCGCGGGCCCGGGGGACGCCGCCGCCGGCGCCGCCGCGCCGGCCAAGAGCCGGCGCGCCGACGCGGGCCCGCCGCGGCGCGAGCCGCCGCTGCCCGCCCGCGTGCTGGGGCCCATGCCGCCCGGCGGCCCCGCCGCCGACGGCGGCTTCCGCCGCGTGCCGCCCGGGGACTACCACACGCCCGTGCCCGGCGCCGCGGCGCTCGCGGCCTACTGCCGCCCCGAGGTCGCGGCGCGGCTCGCGGACCACCCGCTCTTCCCCGAGCCCTGGCGCCCGGCGCTCGCCTTCGACCCCGAGGCGCTGGCCGAGATCGCGGCCCGCCGTCGCGCGGGGCCCGCGGGCGCGCTCGCCGCCAGCGCGCCGCTGCGGCGGCGCGTGGCCTGGATGTCCCAGATCGCGGACCCCGAGGACGTGCGCGTGGTGGTCCTCTACGACCCGCTGCCCGGCGAGGCGCTGGCGGCGCCGCCCGGCGCGGACGAGCGCCGGCGGCCCGAGTGGCCGCCGCGCCGCGGCGGGCTCTCGCACGTGCTCGCCGCGCTGGGCAACCGGCTGCTGCTGAGCGCCGACTCGCACGCCTGGGCCGGGCGCTGGACCGGCGCGCCGGACGTCGGCGCGCTCGGCGCGCAGGGCGTGCTGCTGCTCTCGACGCGGGACCTGGCCTTCCGCGGCGCGGTCGAGTACCTCTGCCTGCGGCTGGCCGCCGCGCGGCGGCGGCTCATCGTGCTCGACGCCGTGGACCCCGCGGCCTGGCCGCGCGACGGCCCGGCCGTCGGGCAGGCGCACGTCTACCTGCGCGCCGCGGTGCTGCCCGCGGCGCAGTGCGCCGCGCGCTGGCCCGGGCGCCCCGCGCTCGCGCGCGCCGTGCTGGCCTCGGCGCGCGTCTTCGGCCCGGGCGCCTTCGCGCGCGCCGAGGCCGCCCACGCGCGCCTCTACCCCGCGGCGCCGCCGCTGCGCCTCTGCCGCGCCGCCAACGTGCGCTACACGGTCGCCACGCGCCTGGGCCCGCGCACCGCGGTGCCCGTGCCGCCGCGCGAGTACCGGCAGCGCGTGCTGCCGCGGCTCGACGGGCGCAAGGACATGGCCGCGCAGGGCGCGGCGCTCGGGCTCGGCGAGCCCGACTTCGTGGAGGGCGAGGCGGCCAGCCACCGCGCCGCCAACCGCTGGGGGCTCGGCGCGCCGCTGCGGCCCGTGTACCTGGCCTGCGGGCGGCGCGCGCTGGAGCTGGCGCCCGACGAGCTGCCGGCCGCGGCCGTGGCCTTCTGCGCGGCCGCGCTGCCCGAGCCGCGCGCCGACGCGCCGCCGCTGGTGCTGGACGCCGCGGCGCCGCCGCCGCGGCCGCCGCCCGGCGTGCGCTGGGACGCGGACCAGGGCCCGCGCGAGACGCTGCTGCTGCGGCGCGGCGCCGGCGGGCTGGAGCGCGTGCCGCCGCCGGCGGCGGGAGCCGCGCCCGCGCCGGCCCCGGCGCGGTCGCCCCCGGGCGCGGGCTCGGGCTTCCCGGGGCCGGCGGCGGCCGTGGAGGTGCTCTCCTCCGCCGCCCCCTCCCCCTGCTCCTCGGCCGCCTCCTCCCCCGCCGCCTCGGACGACGACGACGACGACGACGCCTGGGCCGGGGCCGCCTCGCCCTAGCGGGGGACGCGCGCGGGCGGGCGGGCGGGCGGGCGCGCCGCGGCGCCGAGACATACAATAAAGACGGCCTGGTTGGAACGCGCGCGGTCCGAGTGCGGCTCTTCTTCGCCGGCGGGCCCCGGGGCGGGGAGGGAGGCGCCCCGCCGCGCGCCGCGCTGCGGAGCGCCCGCGGGGGGCCGGGACCCGTCGCCGGGGAGGCGGCGCTGGCTTTCGCCGCCACGTCCCCCGCGTCGGGCACTTGCCCCCCGCGGGCAGGGGGTCAGCGCGCGGCCGCCCGCCCGCCCCGCCGCCGCCGCTGCCCGCTCCCCCCTCCGGCGCGGGGCTGGGACCTCCGAGACCGAGACCGGGGCTGGGGCTCCCGGGGCTGGGGCTCCCGGGGCTGGGGCTCCCGGGGCTGGGGCTCCCGGGGCTGGGGCTCCCGGGGCTGGGGCTCCCGGGGCTGGGGCTCCCGGGGCTGGGGCTCCCGGGGCTGGGGCTGGGACCTCCGAGACCGAAACCGAGACCGAGGCTGGGGCTCCCGGGGCCGGGGCTGGGGCTCCCGGGGCCGGGGCTGGGGCTCCCGGGGCCGGGGCTGGGGCTCCCGGGGCCGGGGCTGGGGCTCCCGGGGCCGGGGCTGGGGCTCCCGGGGCCGGGGCTGGGGCTCCCGGGGCCGGGGCTGGGGCTCCCGGGGCTGCGGCCGCGGCGCCCGCGGCCGGGCTCGGGGCCCGGGCCGGAGCTCCCGCGGCCGCGGCCGCGCGCGGGACCGCCGCCGCGGCCGGGCGCGGGCGCGGGCGC